TCAGCCGCGGAAAATAACTGCACCTGAACGCGCTGCTCCTCCTCTTTCATAATCTTCAGCTCCTGCTCTTTCACCAGAGCACCAACAGCGGAGCTTGCACCCGAGACAGGATCCGACGTACCGATCTCCGGAAGAGACTGAGCCATAGGGGGGGAGGGCGTTGCCGCCCCTCCCCCCGACACCGCAAGAATCCGATTCAGACCAGCCCCCTCGAGATCCGCAGCATGCCGCCGCACAGCTGTATTCGCCATCTCCGTTTCATAGTCGCGCACCTCACGCGCGAACTTCCGAGACTGCTTATTCGCACCAGAAATCTGCGACGACTGATAAGCCGCAGTACCGAGACCCATAGCACCACCAATCAAAGCGGCAGCAATAACAGGAGCAACCATTAGCGCCTCCTACCAATGCGCCGGAGACGCCGGCGAGACCGTGGGCCCGTAAGGGACGTGCCGAAGCGGGTTGCACGCTTCGACCTAGCAGTCCCGTACGACGTACGCCCAAAACGAAAGCGAGCCATACCGACCTCCTCAAAAGTGATCGATAAACCCAGGCACTCCGTACACAGGCATAGGCCGAGCACACACCATCTTGAACATCCCATCGAACAGGAAATGCGGCTCAGACGTCACCGCAATCACACGATCAATAGGCGGGGCCTCCGTCAGAAAAGTAGCATCCAAAACAGGCGCAGCCGTGAAATCCTCCGCCAGATGCCATGAATCCAAAGTACCCGCCGCATCCGAACGAAACAGACCAGTGATCTGCGAAGGCTTGTAGCGATACTCCGCAAACCGCTCCTGGTAGCCAAACACAGTCTCGTCCTCAGCCTCGACACCGCTCGCGAAAATCTCTTTCTGAAGCACAGCCTGCTCACCGATGTGAGCAAGAGCGGGCCAATAGAAATCATAACGCGTCGACCGCGACCACATCCGATTCAGACCCTGCTGATACGTATAGTCAGCTCGCACGTTGACAAGCCCAATGATGATGCAATGCTCTGTGAACGACTTCGTAAAACCATGACCACGCACCACCGCAGTACCGAGAGCCGCTAAGTTGCCTTGCGGAGTTGTCGCATCCGTCGACGAAGTTTGAGCAACAGGAGCCACATTAACCATTGTCGTACCGCCGCCGAGATACTCAGGCCGTTGCAGCCTGGCGTCGGGAGAAGTGACTCCGAAGTGAGACCGGACAATCTCCGTATAGCGGGTACCGCCGCGGGCGTCCCGCTCGAGCATCCTCTGAACTTGAAACGCCTGACGCAGCTCGTTGATAGTGGCGGCCGTAGCATCGGACAGATCCGCATAGAGGTTAGACGGATAGACACCCGTAGGGTTAGCACCAGGTGCAGTGTCATTCCAGAACGTATCCCCGGCCGCATCCACGCCGAGAGACTTCACACCACCTGGTGTAGTGCCACCCGTACTGTTACGGAAATTCACCTTAATCTGCGTCCCCGTCACTTGCAATGACGCTGACGTAGTCACAGGAGCCGAAGTACCCAACGGCAAAGAAACAGGATCGCCCTTCTGCGGCCACGGCAGACAAGACGTGAAGTAGTCGTGACGCTTCAGACGGGACCGCGTGGTATAAGCAGACGCCGAGTCAGGGCCGTTATCAGTTGGCACAGTGAGCTTCGCAATGACATTCTGATCTCGGAACCACTCGTTGTAGATGAGATAGTAAGCGCGCAACGGCAGCGCTGAAATAGACAAGTCCGGCACACCAACGGGGACGCCCATCCAATCGTATAGACCGCCGGCTCCGAAACCCGTAACGGCCGGGGACACGATTTGAGGAATGACGAAGTCTGTCGAATCATCGGGATCATCCTGCTCGCCGCAAAACTTCTGGAAGTTCTCCCACACGAGCCGCATAGGCACCGCGAAGAAAAACGTATCCATGTACAGATTGTCCATGATCGGGTGAATAGGCGTCGCCAGCCGAGCGAACGCCGTCAGATGACAATTGAATGTATCCCCTGGCAGCGCCTCATCAACCAGAATCGGAATCAGATACCCAGCATCGAAAGTAGTCTTCAGACCGTGCGAACGATCAAAAGAAGACCTCGGGATATCCGCCCTCGGAACCCGCGCAAAATGCGCTTGAGAAGACATGAGACGCACGATCACTCCTCCGATTTGTTCAACGCCATCTTCAGTTGATTCACATCCACCGCCGGCACATCATCCACCGGCCGCGGACCCTGACACTGCACAGCACTGATAATGAAAAGGGGCTCCGACTGAACGAGGATCAATCCCGTGTTGTCATCGAACTCGCCGACCTGATACAACGAATAATCGCGCGAATGCAACGAAAACTTATGGTCTGGAAGATTGGCAGCATGCCCAAATTCTCGCGTAGCCATCTCCACAGTCGGGAGACAAAAGGGAGGCAGATAGGCCCTCGCAGCACGGTCACGAACAGCAAACATCAGATGTTTCATATAGTCCTCTTAAGAAACGAGATTGCGGCCTCTTTAACCTTACGCTTCACCGCGAGCCGCTCATCGGTGTTGTCGTCAGCATGATCTAGCGCCTTCAGCACACGCTTGCGCTTGACCACCTTCATTGCAGCCTTGCCATCGGCACGACTGCGCAATTTGTCATAGTAGCGGGGAGCACCCCGCAGCTTCCCCCCAGTTACGACACCGTCATAATTACAGACCTCGGACCCGAACTTCTCAAACCAACCTTGGCCAATGCCCGGTTTGAGAGACATCGTCGCGTACTCGGGCGCGAGGTAGTAAATCTCGCCGTCTGGAGAAATCCGGCGATAGTGGTCGACCGCCTGGTCGCCCGTGACCTTCTTCAGACAGTAGCGGGCCACATAGCCCGCGGACTCCGAAGTGACTGCACCAACGGTGCAGAGACCCAGGCCCCACACCGCGTCTAGAAACGCAGAGGTGTATAGCCTGTGACCGCCGGCCGTGTTCTTGTGGAACACCGAATCCGCGAAGAAAGTATTGAACAGGATCGCATGATAGTGGGGGCGCCCGAGCTGGTCGCCATACTCCCCACAGTGAAAGTACGAAATCCGCGCGTCAGACCGACGCCGCAGCTTCTTTATGAACTTCTGGAAATCCGACTTACGAAGCGAACCGTCGGAAGGAACATGCTCATCCGAATAGGTAAGCGTGACGAACGATGAATGCTCATGGAGCTGCGCCTCATGCATGATCCGCACCGACCACTGTCGGGCGCGCTCGAGGCGACAGCCAAGACACTGCCCGCAAGGGACAGAGAACGGGACGTCCACGTAGCTTACCGAGGGGGTCCAGGAGATACCCCCTGAAACCCCCTTAAAGCCCCGTAGCGGGGCGTAGCAAGGCACCGGTCAAAGACGAATGCCACCGCGCATCACGCCGCCCTGGGCGTTCCTGCGGTGGACCTTGACCGCATTCCGAGTGAAGTTACGACGAGAGCCCTTCCGGGACATCTTGAACCGCCTTGCCATAATAACCCTCCTGATAGTCGGGTAGAAAAAGGAGACACGTTGAGGAACGTGTCACCTGGCACAGTTACATCAAGGAGAGACTGTGCCAGGAATCGACGCTATAGACACTATAGGTCCGAGAAAAGCCATTGTAAACAGCCCGCCGGCCGACGGCGGGAAAACAAAGGCGTCTACAGAGGAAAACCAGCGGGGGCCAATCATCGCGCACGCGCGTTGACGCGCACGCACGGGAAATACAGCCCCGCCTGGTCACACCTCACGTAAGACATTGAATTGAAAGACAGAATAGAAATATGCAAAAATACAAAGAGAAATACAGTGAAAAAAAAGGCCCGGGCGGAGACTCCCGGGCCTAACCCAACAGGTGGGACTAGGAACCCGCTGGGACAGCGGGAACAACAGGTGCAGGCTCATCGGGGCGCTTCACAGCGAGCCCGAGCCGCACCAACTCCTCACCACTGTTCGGATCATTGACAAAGTCAAAAAACGCGCCGGGATCGTTACCGAACCGAGCGCGAACCGACGACGGCAAGTCGTCGAACATAGCCTGCGCACGCAGGACAGTCTCCATGGCCGAATCGAAAGACAGACCAGTGACGTCAGCATACCGGCCTTCGTGCTTCTGAACCCACTCGACCGAACCAGTCAACTGGTACTTCGCCATGATGCGATTGATATCGCAAGCCTGAGCAAAAGACTGAACAGCGCCCCGGCGATCGCCGGGGCGCAAAGGGAGAGAAACAACACGAACACGACGCGACGGACCGTACGCCGTCTTGAAAATAACCGAGGCGTTGTACGCCTCATGAGCCACGTCGTTAGTAGGAACATCCTTCACATCTACACGATTACCCCAGGACATAGGTCACCTATCGAGAAAACGCTTCACCTGAACAGCAGAGGAACCCGCACCCTGGACAGACCGAGACACCGCATCCAGAACACGGAGAAAAGGCAGCTCCTGAAAGATCTTCGTATCGATCTGCGAAGCGGCTTCCGCCGAATGACCGATATTGAGGGCCTGATTCTGAAGCCGGCCCGTTAGATCAAGATTCTTCGCAGAACTCGCAACCGCATCCAGCTCCGCGCGCCAAGAGTCTTCGACCTTAGAAAAGGTGGCGTTCTCCCACTGCCGTTTCAAAAAAGCAAAATGCTGCCGAACG